CCTAATCACTCCCTTGAGCCGCTCCGCGTACGTTGGCTCCGTAGCATACCCCGCCTTGGCAACCTCTTCGGCAAACTTGTACGGGTCGGCTTTGACCTGCAACGCCTTAGCATAGCGCTTATTCGTAAGGAACAAACGAGCATGGTCTGTAAAGCTCTCCTCAGGAGTGTCATACTTGCGGAACCAGTCCTTAACCGTGTACTTATACTTGCCATCAGGGCGCTTTTCTATACTGATAATCACGGGAAATTTCTCCTTGTCCGTGGAGAGGATCTCCGTGGTTTGTACCAGCTGCCGCTTTTCAGGGGGCGTACTTACCGTAGCTTTCACGCCAAACATCATATTCCCTAGCGCATGCTGACCCCAACCTGTCTCCAAAGCTGACTGAGCCAATATAAATAGCGCTGATATACCCGTCTTGCGCTCCGTCTCCAGCGCATAGGGTAGAAATTTTGTGATAAATTCTTTTGGTGTCATTTTCATTTATATATACCACATGTACATTATAATATTTCTTTAACTAATTCATTTAAGACCTTGAAATACAATCTTAAATTTGTAAGGCTTATAATTTGTAGCCTTTAATATAAATTCAGTCTCTTTTACATAGGCTGAATTTTGCATATTTATTCTAAACGTTTCAGGAACTTTTATCCACAGCAATAAATAATTCAGTTTTTCTTGATAGTTATCATAAAAAGTAGTATCGTATTCAAGCCTTATTCCTTCTTTCTTTCCTGTATTATCTAAAGTAAATAAAAAATAAAAATTCTTAATCCAACCACTACCCTTAAAATTACTATTAAGTTCATTCGCTTTTATAATAATCTTATCGTTTTCAATACTTTTTAGAATATCATACGTATAATTATTATCACCTGTATCTATTTCTTTAATAGATTTAGTTGTCATCCTAAAATTAATGACATCTCTATATCGAATTTGTTTACTCCCTCCCCAATCAAAATATTGTATTGCATTCATCTGTTTATATATTTAATAATTGGATAAGGTACAAAGCTCGCCACGATGTCCCACCAATCTATATAGGTACCCTTATAATACTTATCATATAGCTCCTTACATAGCCCTATCCCGCCTAAGACAATAGCAGTTATAAGTAAGGATTTCCCCACAGATAGGAATAACACAGCTACCAAGAATATGCTTATAAATATCATATTCCCATACTTACTATGCAGGAGCTTATCGCTCCCCTTGAGTTTGTTCATTATTTTCATCATATATTGCGAATATCTATGTACATCTTATTCCCCCCAGCTGTACTAACTACTGCTGTACTTCCATCTCCCCCATTGAAGGCGTTATCTCCTGTATATACTACCTGCTTGCCAGTAGTATTGAATGTTACCGCGCCTCCTGCAAAACATTTACGGAATGTCACATTTCTATTCTCTGCCATTGTCGAAACATTAACAGTAGCATTTGCCATTACATTAATAGTCCTACCATACCAAGCATCACCCATTGTCCAATTGGAAGAGATGGAACCACTTGTACCTATATACTCTGCCAGATGTATAGTTTGCCCATTTGTCGCAAATACCTTTTCCGCTGATGGATTCACATTTGTTTTGATACCATTGAGCTTTATCACGCCATCATTTATATCAACAGTAACTGTTGTATTCCCATTCCAATTAACTAAATCATCAAGAATCTTTCTAAACTCAATAATACCTGAAGAAGAACCAATTTGCAGATTACCCTTACACTTAATGTCAGCTCCATCCCCGCCAGCCCATGCATTGATTCTAAGTCTTTTCTTTAACTGTAATCCTAAATTAGATAATATAGCTTCTGCGCCACCTTCTCCTACTTGTACTTGTCCATCTGTTCTTATAACAGAGGTGCCAAAATACACACCATTAGCATGGCTGTTAAGCTCATTAATCCTTAACCATTCATCTACTTGTGTCCTTATGACTTCTTTATTATTCCTACGATTCCAAGAGGTAGGAATAAAGTCCATACTTGGCTTCCCCGTAATTTCATTCCAGCTATGTGAGTGACTGAGCGGCGCAAAATTCAGACTAGGCTTCCCATCTATATCATCCCAACGGTGCCTATGCGTACGTAAGGCATATTCGCTGTGTGTATGCCTCAATCGTGAATATCTATCATCGTGATGATGGTCTGTGGGTGCTTTCCCATTTAGAGCATCCTGTAAACCTGCAATATTTCTAATACCCAAGGTGTCCAAGGTACGTTTATTCTGCTTGATAAACGCAACTATCTCACGCAGTTCGTCCAGCTCTGTATCAGGACTTTGCAGGATTCGCATGATGTTATCTATCAACTCCTTCAGGTTCTGAGCTGTCCCTGTATAGCCTCCCTTGGGTAATAGTCCTGATATATCCACATTCCGCAACCCCTCCAGCTTGGCACGTAACTCATTTGTGAAGTCATTAGATGAGAGTATCTTCCCATGCACTTTGTCTACCTTATTCCCTATAGTCTCATATAAATCCCCTGCATTGCCCGTATAGGTACCCTTATCCAATTTAGAGGAGAACAGGTTAGCTATCTTATCTCTGAGCAATCTAAGCACTGCTGCTATTCGTGTCTTTGTATTACCCCTATTCTGTGTCTCTCCCTCTATCTGATTGATTATATTGTCTATCGCTGTCATAGTTTATTCAAATGTATCGTCAAATGTATCGTCAAATATTCTGAAGGTGTTATCCCTTGCAAAGGCCCTGTCAAATGCTCTCTTTGTGGTAGCCCAATCTAAATCATTGATATAGTAGCACACCCTAACCTCCTTCACCTCACTACCTAATGTAAATCTTATCATATTCTCCTTGTAGTCCCTTGTAAGGCTGGTGAGTTTTAACCCTGCATCGTAGCCTAACACCTCAAACCCAGATTTGTTGAATGAATGCTCGTTCGTCTGCACTACTGCCACAAAAGTCCCTCTCTGCAACTCCTCCAATAAGTCCATATGCTTCTTAGAGAAATCATACACCCGCAAATCCAATTCATGTGTGTATCTGTTAGGTGTATATCGCTCCCTCCCCGTGAAGTGCTGTTTATATCCCTCTACTATATACCCCCTTTTCTCCTTCTTGAGTTGAAAGTTATGTAAGAGCACACCACTTCTTGTTATATTTGCTCTATCTATGTCTGTGAAGTTAATCAGTACTACCTGATTATAGATGCCTTTCAATGGGATATACCCACAATCAAAGCTAATCCCTTCACTTAGTCCCCTTATACATTGCATCACTATTAATCATTAGTAGTTTGTCATTAGTCACTATATAAGTGTTATCCTAACCCTTCCTCTATTATCCTGCTCTCCACACTTTCCTTCCTGACATCGTTCCCATTCAGGAAATTGCCGCTTATGCCTCTCAATGTATCTCTTGCAATCTTCCCATAATTCATTAGCATTCTGCACATATAGCCCTCGCAAGTCTCTCCGCTCTGACTGACTAACACCCTCACCATCCTGATATACCTTGCCTCTCACCCCATAAGGGGTATCTATCTGATGTCCTGTAAAGATATACCTTGCATAAGCAAAGTATGCTAGCACTGCCTTTAAGCCAGCAAACTCATACTTTCTCCCCTCGTAGGTGTAGCTACCACCGTCTAAAAGTAAGGCATAATCTCTCTGTGGTGTCTCACTCACCAAGTCCTGATAAAAGTCCTCGCATACCAAAGACTTCAGGTCAAATACCTGCGACTCTCTTGCGTACCTCTCAAAGTCTTCTACCTTCCTGAATGCAGAAACACTCAAGTACTTGCTTACACTTGCCTTATCTATTAGTATTCTCATTTGTCATTAGTAATTGGTCATTATATCAAAAAGCCCATTATTAGAGATAGGTCTTACAAAGTTATCAAACAGCTCCTCAAATAGCTCTTGTATGTCTTGTCGTTCCTCTTGCATCTGCTCCTGCATGAATATACGTGCTTCCTTCAGACTCTCTCCTGAAGTATTACCCAGCTTGCCCTCCACATAATCAATCAGCACTGGGGGGATATTTCCATAGGTCTTTCTAATGTTATTAGCGGTCTTCTTGTCTGCATATTCAAACAAATCAGCCTTTACATTACTCTCTATAGGTTTGACTAATACCTGCTCCTCCAGCTTATCACCTACGACTTCTAATTCAAAGTGGAATACACTCTGCTCCGCTTCCACTCCTATGGAGCGCCTCAAGTTATCCCTGAACTCCTCCCGTTCCTCGTCACTCTTCATAGGGGAGGTGACAAAGGCATACGTCCCAAAGAATCCCTTCTTAAAGCCATTCCTCGTGTATTTAGCCGACAACATCTCACTCTCACAATCCAACAGTACCACATCAGCCCAAGCCAAAGGATAACTATCATTTCTATCAAGGTTCAAGAAATACACCTGCCCCTTGTAGTTCTCCCAGCCTCCTACCCGCTCTACCTGTGCCTGTATTACTTCAGGACGGGGGTCATACATGTCTATTGCTGTTACCTGCTTATCTATCTCTTTCTTGTCCTGCAAGCTATCCCAATTGTTATATATGAGTACCTTTCCTCGGTAATTGTTGCTGTCCTTTGCGCCTAATCGGCAATAGCTATAAGGGAGCACCTGCACACTTGTCTTTTGATACAACTGATTATAATTCACATGCAAGAATGCCCCCTTATGATAAGAAATACTCCTTGCTACCTTCTTCAATAAGTCATTCGGTGTCTCCATCCTATCATTGATATACAGCGTATCTTTCTTGAACCGCTCCCGCCGCTGCTTAGCATCAGCACGAGCCATAGCCTCCAAGGCAAACCCTTTCCCATAGATAAAGTCCGCTATCACACCTGCACAAGCTTTCGCTGTAGCAGAACCACCTACCAACAATTCAATCATTGTTGGGTAGTCGTTCTTCTCTCCATTAGCCAAGAACGGATAGCCTTTGTACTTATTGCTCTCCGTTCTTCTACTCTCTCTATGTAGCTCCACTGCTGTAACCTTTGCCATTGCTCTCTAATTATTGAGTTACTTCCTCTGTTTCTCCGCCTTGTTCTGTTTCTTCCTGCTCTGTTTCTCCGTCTTGTTGTGCATTAGCATACTCCTGTACTAATTGCTCCCAACCCTTTGGATATTTCTCAAAGTTTGCGATTCTATTAGGGTTAATAGATAAGTACCTCAAGGCTACATCATTAGTCAGCGTGTCATTGTTGAAAAATTCACTGCTTCCAAAATCCATCGGTAAGGAGTGTATATCACTCTTTAGCCTGAATGCGCCCTCTTGTAGGGTGCTGTCTGTGTTTTTTGTTTTGTTTCTTGCCATTTCTTCTATTTTTTTTTGAATTGTTGTAAATCTACTCTTTCCTTCTCGTGCCAACTTATCCCAGTAGCCTGCTAATTTCTGCGGACAACTTGCACAAGGGGCGTTATCATTGAAAAGATAAGCATAAAAGGCAATGAAAGTCTCTTTATCCTCTCCCACCGCCTTTGCATAACCTCCTTTCAACAAGCTATTTAATCTTTCTTCTGTAAAGTCAGTCATCTGTCATCATCTATTAGTCATTTGTCCCTCATCATTAGTCACTATCTAAGCTAATTTGTTGTCAAATTTACCCTTAGTAGTAGCATAGTCAGTATCCAACCATCTAAGTGCTGTCTTCGGCTCCTTCTGATTGTTTGGAGTGCCCAATGTGAGCTTATACACACCCCCATTCGTACGTCCTTCACCTTCTGTAGCTTCCAATCCAATATAGAAACCATACACATCAAAGGTATTTTCCAGTGATTTGGTTTTATTCTGCACTACAGCCACTACCGAAGCACCTGCTACTATCTTATCTATCTGGTCGTAGTCCTCCTGACTCTTCCCATACAGATTAAGAACCAAAGCATGCTTGTGTCCGTTGAAGTCATCATCAGATATTTCAGGCTTGGTGCTCACTGATATATGGCTCTCTTTGGCATATTCCACCTTGTAAGCTGTCTTTCCTGTCTTTAGCACTAGGGACTTTATACGATTGCCTTCTACCACAGTAGCCGCCAAGTCTATATCGTCTCGGTTAAAGAGCAACAAGCTCAATTCCACTCCCTTAATCGTGTCATCACAATCAAATCCGAAGTCCTTAGCTATCTTATTAATACATTGTGCCATTTTCTAATTTATTAATTTGTTAATTTACCAATTTGTCAATCAAATTACTAATTGACAAATTGGCTCATTTGTTAATTATATCGCCATTGCGCCAGTGGTTGGCATTACCCTTTGAAAATCCATTCTGTAAGCTGCCTTGATATATACATGCTCGTCTTTACCGCCTATGTACTCTATTTCCAAGTTGCTCAAAGAACTTAAGCTATCCACTCCTAATTGACATTCTGATTTGTCAAGAAGAATAATACGATGAGGATTGTGCCACTTCGTACCATCAGAGAAGTCTCTCTTGATAATCTCATCAATCCAACGATGAGTAACTACCTTTATGCCTTCAAAGGTCATAGTCTCATACCCATTCTCCATCTTAGTCAGTGTGTCTTCGTTCTTGTACTCACTTCTGAGGTAACGAGATAGATTGGTAGCCATAGAGTGTGTCATTAGAAATATAGGCTCTGAACCAGTGGCAAAAGTTAAACCGTCCGCCTTATCCAACAACTCCGTACATGCATTGAAAGCTGTATCGCGAGCTAATGCTAACTGAGCAGCACGGGTTGCCTGTGCATTCTCTGTAATAGTTACCCTCTTACTTGGATCAGAGGTGATAAACGATTGGAAAGAAGCAAAAAGCCCATTCAATACGTTGTAGTTCTCCTTTGCCACCCCTGCGGTCAATAACTCATTCCCTGAACCCGAACCCACATTACTCGCTTGAGTGTCTCCAAAGAAAGCAAACTTGTTAAAGTCCGTATGAATAGTCTTTTCCAACTGTTTAGCGATAAACATAACGAATTGATCGTCTTCTATATGGAGCTTATCAATTCCATTCACACTGCACCATTGCAGGATTGTCTTTTCAAAATCAGCATAACACTGAGATATATTCACTCTCAAAGGCTTAGGATCCCACCAACCTGTACGTACAGGAATGCTAAAAGGCACTGGTTCCATACCACAACCTGTATCCTTGCGAGTTACTCCCTCAGTTGCCCCATAATACCCATACTCCGTCTCTTTAGTCACACCCTCAACTACGGTCATAGCCTCTTTTATGTCAGCTAATCCCAACGAGCGATCCTCCAACAAGTTCTTAACGTCCCTGATGTACTCTTTGACCCTCGCTGGCTCTTTAATAAAGTCTTTTATTGCTGTTGCCATATTCTTTTCCTCCTTTCTTACTTCAATTTGTCATATAATTCTTTCAACTCCTCAAAAGAGCGCCTCTTGCTACCATTGGCAGGCTCCTGACTTTTACCCCTTGGTTCTTCTGAAGAGAAGCTACTCCCTGTCTTCTTCATTCGCTCAAACTCCTTAGAGATACCCTCTACCTTGTCCATTACCGCCTTCAAGCATTCTGTTACAGTCTTGGCAAACTCCTCATCTACCTTCTCTGTCTCCTCCTGCTTTTCTCGGATTTCCTTAATCCGTCCGCCCTCTACTACAAGGGTACTTTCATCTTTCAAAAGATATTCCCCGTCTGACAAAGCGCTCTCATCGCTCTGACCTTCCGAGGTCTTCTTCTTCACTTCATCACCCACCGCAGGGCTTTCACCCTCTGTAACCACGGTGATAATATCACCATTGGCTAAGGTCAAATCTACATCAAATACTTTCGCTTCACTGACTTTCTTTTTAAAGTCTGTCATAAAAGCCAAAAGCTCCTTAACAATTTTATTCATATGCAATTTGTTTTTATTATTAGGTTGTCTATTGAAAAAAAGCCCATTCGTGGCCGCTGGGTCATCTACCAAGTCGGAGGCTACCCAATCTATGAGTTTCAACCCCATACCTACAAGCTTTTTATCTCCCTCTTTGTAGATTTCATCTACAATATCAGCTTCCACATATATGGAGTTTCCAAACATCTCAGGACACTCCTGAGCCATTCCCATAACGTAGTCAAACAAGCTAATACCTCTCCCCGTTACCTCTGTTTTTCTTGCTATCTCTGCAAGGTACAGGTCACCAATCAACCGCCCCTCTATTACATTAAAATTTTTATACTTTCCAATGAAAGAGCCAAACGAACCTCCAGTAAAAGAGGGGTGCTCAAACCGAGCCTTTATCTCTCCTTTCTTGTTGCCAAAGTCTTTCAACTCACCAAGGAACCGCTCCGAGAAGTAGTAGCCATTCTTGTTCAACCCCATATTAGCCAATGCTACCCCATAGATAACGCCTTTCTCACTATCTACACGGCTAACATCACCCTTTTCATTGTATGTGCTAAACTTCAATTCCATGCTACAAAGTTACATAATGATTGACTATAATAGTGCTAACAATAATTAGCACTATTATATAAGAATATTTGTTACCTTTGCACTGTTATTAACCTAAAGATGTAATTTTAGGAAGGTTGCGGTTATACATTAATTAAAAAGAAAAAGCGTACCA